CTGCGCCGACCTGCACGAAGTCCGCCGGGAAGTCGCCATCCTCCTCGCCCGCCCACAGCGCAAACGACTGGCCGTCCCAGCCGTACTGCGTGCCCTCGTGCGCCACGTCGCCGAGCCACTTGCCGTCGGCATTCGCGAGCACGAACTCGCCCCAGCCAGAGCGCACTGCGCCGAACAGGCCGTCGCCCGCGAACATCTCGCGCCGGAAGAACCCAGACGACATCATGCGCGGCGACACGTGCACACCGGCCGGCGTGTCGCTCGGGCGCGTGACCCAGCCGCGACCGTCGGTGTAGTACCACGACTGTTGGGTGCCGCCACTGTCGATGACGGCGGTGATGCGCAGGACGAGGATCATCAGGACACCGGCTCCGGTGCCGTCGCGGTGCCGCGCATGAGGTTGTAGAGACCCGTGATCATTTCGAGCGTCTGCTGCTGCACGCTCAGGCTCTCGGTGTAGAACTCCGCGTTCTGGTTCACCAGCGCCTCAGTCCCGTTCGCCTGCCGTTCCATCTCAGCGAATGCAGGCCCGCCCGGCGCAAGCTGCGCCGCAGCCGACAGCGACTTGCCGTTGCCCGTCAGGTAGTCCGCAATCGATGCAAACTGCGCCTGCACGTTCAGCAGCGTTGCGAACTGCTCTTGCCCCTTCGTCGTGCTCACGTCGAGCGAATCAACGAGCGCGCGGAAATCGGTCTTGCTCGTCAGGTCCGCCGTGATGCCGACCGCCTCAAGCGCATCTTTGATGCCCTTCGCTGTGATGCCAGCCTGCTCGTCGCTGCTGTAGAAGTTCGAGATGTAGCCGGTGACCTTCGAGACGAACTGATCGAGGCCACCAGACAGCGACACGATGCTGTCACGCGCCTCCACCGACAGACTGCCGAACGTCGCGAACACGCCGCCGAGATCCTGCACGGCCTGCGTCATCGTGCGCGCGTTCGTCGCCGCAGCAATGATCGCCTCGCCCTGCTGCGCATTCAGCGTCGCGGGATCGAACTGGCGGAAATAGGCCGCATACGCCTCGGGCAGATTCGAGCCCTGCATCGCGGCGATGAGCACGCGCTGCGCTTCGGCCTGCAGCTCGGCCTGCAGCTTGTCCTGATCTCGCCCGACTTCGCGCGACGCGATGTTGTCGAACAGCAGCCCACCGGCCGCATCGCGCACGTAGGATGCGACGCGATTCTGCGCGGTGCCCTCTGGGTCCGTGTCGAACCCGATGCCGAGTGAGCCGCCGAACGACCCGCCGAGCATGCCGGCCAGTGCGGAGACTTGCCCGCCGAGCCCCATTGCCGACAGGTCGGCATCCGACGCGTTCGGCGTGAACAGCCGCTCGCCGTTCGTGCTGTAGCTGCCGCCCGACTTCGGGCCGCCTTTCTTGCTGAAGATAGCAGCGAGCGCCATTGCGCCCAGCGCGATCGGCCCAAGCGCACCAAGCCCCATGCCGATGCCAGACATGATGCCGCCCATCGTGCCTGTGCCGACCAGAGAACCAGCAGCACCCAGCGCGCCAGTGAACGACGTTGCGCCCGTCAACCACCCAGCGCCGGCAGCCAGCGATCCGCCCAGTCCGCCAGCGCCGAACAGGCTGCCGACGCTGCCCAGCATGTCGCCGATGCCGCCACCGCCTCCGGTCGCCGCATTCGCCGAGCCTGACAGGCCAAGCGACCCGCCTAGCCCGCCCGCGATCGGCCCCACGATCGCTTGAATCGTCGGGCGCAGAATGAGCGACTGGAACAGGTTCTTAGCGGTGTCCACGAGGTTTTGCAGGAAGCCCTTGCCGCCCTCGAACCCGCGCATGAGCGAGTCCGTCAGGCTCTTCTCGATCGTCTCCGACTGACGCGCCCACTCGGCATTTGCAGCCTCTCCAGCCTTGCGCGCGGCCTCTGCTGCATCCGCTTCGGACTGCAGCTCGAACGCTTCGCGACGCGCTGTGCGCAGCGTCTTCAGTTGCTCGATCTGCAGCTTCATCGCGGCGACTTCGGCATCTGTGCCTTCGGTCGCTTCGAGCATCGCAAGCGTCTGTTCCTTGATCGCGATCACGCCTGCCGCGCGCTCGTCTCGCACGTCAAACAACGCCTGACCGGTCTTGCCGATCTCTTCGTTCTGCTCGCGCTGCGCCTTGACCTGATCGGCCAGCGACTTCGCTTCGTCTGCTAGCGACTTCACCGACGCGATGCGCGCCTCGGTCGCGGCCTTCTCCGCCGCTTCGAGATCACGCTGCGCCTTGGCCGTCTCTTCCGTGTTCTTCTTGACGATCGGTTGCGCCGCCGCCAGTTCGGCAACCTCGCGCGTGTACTCGTCCACGCTAATGCGCCCGGACTTGTACAGCGACTCCAGCGTGCGCACGCGCTCGGTGTAGTCGCGTGAGATGCCGATCACATCGAGGTAGGCTTCGCCCAGCTTCTTCGCCTGCTGCTCGGCCTCGCGCTCACCGTCCGCGCGGGCCTTCGTGGCAACCTTCACCCCGCCTTGCGCGACGATCAGCTTCTGCACCTCGGCAACGTACTTCGCTTCGCTGATGATGCCTGCATCGCGCGACGCGGCCAGCATCGCAAGGTTCTTCTGGTAGTCCTTGTGCTGCCCGCTGCTGTCCTGCGACCACTTCATGTAGGCGCCGCGGACCTCTTCGACCTTCTTGCGCTCGGCTTCGAGGGCGTCAACGCGCTTCTGGTCCTCGCGCTCGTCGTCGGTTGGTCCGGCAGGCGCAAGCGCCCGCGCATCCCGCTGGGCTTGCGCAAGCTGTTCCTGATACCGCTTCCGCGTGTATGCGTCGAGATTCGGATTCGCGAGATTCTTCTGCGCATCTGCAATGCGCGACGATGAGCTTGTCTCGGCCCCGAACAGCACCGCGCCGACCTGCCCCCAGAATCCGGCCCCTTCTGCTTTCGCGCGCCTGATCGTCTCCGCGTACCCGCCGATTGCGGCGGTCGCCATGCTCATGACGGACGCAACAGCATCGGCAAGCCCGGAGTCGGCCACCGCGCGCACCAACTCGCCCCATTCGTTCTTCAGGCGCGTCATCGCGCGGCCGGCAGACTCCGACGCCTTGACTGCACCCTCGCCCAACTCAAGTTCAAGCTGCTTGGCGAACTTCGGCAGGAAGTCGTCGGCGATGACCTGCCCTTGTTCGAGCATCTTGCCGAGTTCGGTCGTCGTGACGCCCATCGCGCGCGCCGCGATCTGGAACGCGCCCGGCATGCGCTCGCCAAGCTGCCCGCGCAGTTCCTCGGCCGATACGGTGCCCTTGCTCATCATCTGCGAGATGGCGAGCAATGCACCGTTCGTCTCTTCGGACGACAGCCCAAGCGTGGTCGCGGCCTTCGACACCGCCGTGAAGATTGCGCGCGTCTCTTCGCCCGCGATCGCAGTGCCGCGCGACGCGGCCGACAGCTTCACGTATGCGTCCGCCGTCGTCTGAAGGTCGATGCCGAGCGTGCGCGCAGTCGTACGCACGAACTCCAGTTCGCGTGCGACGTTCGCCTCACCCGCGACCGACGCCATCGCAGAACGGAACTTGTCCGTCTGGTTCTGCGCTTCTAGCATGGACGTGGCAAGGGCCTTCAACCCTGCGACGATCGCAACCACCGAGAACCCTGCACCGATCGCGCCGAGCGAATCCTTCACGCTCTTGGCGTTGCGCTCCATGTCGCGCGATGCCGATTGGACGCTACCCGTCGCGTCCTGCATGTCCTTGCGCAGGCGCGCAACGTCCGCCTGCATCTGGATGACAAGCTGCCCGACGACATCAGCCATTCTCGGCCTTCCCTTCCTGCGCTACCCGCATCGCCGTCACGTCAAGCACCTTCAGCATCTCCAGTTCCCAATGCGTCACCCGCTGACCGGTCATGCGTAGGAACGACTCGACATCCGCAGTCGTCAGCAGCGACGGGCCAAACCCTCCGCTTCCGCGCCAGTTCTGGAGGTCTGTGAACAGGTCAAACACGCCCTGCGCCGCCACCGGCAGAGGATCGACGTGCAGCTCATCAATGCGGCGTCCGCGCGCGCTTTGCGCGGCCCTCAGATGGTCGGCAAGCGTCGCGCCATCAGCCTGACGACGCGACAACCTGAATCGCGACTCCGCGTGCTCGATCAGCTCTGCGCGGAGTCGCTGATAAAACGCGCCGATTCGTCCAGCGCATCGGTGATCTGACGCACGACCCACTGCTGCGACGGCTTGCCGAACCACTCGCGCGCGGCGCCTTTGCTGTACTCGACATCAGCGCCGCGCCAGCCGAGCACGCGCGCCACGGCCGTTTCGACGCGCTGCGCCTGCTGCTCTTCGTACGACAGCAGTTCGAAGCTTCCGGTCTTCTTGAACGTGGCCTGTGCCCGCGCCGTGCGCGACGATTGCAGCGACACGGCCTTGTCGTGTCCGGGGCCGGCCAGTGTGAACACCACACCGAGTTCCGCGCCCGTCTTCGGGTGGCGCAGCGTGTATTCAGCGGTGTCCAGTTCGACGATCGAATCGATTTTGTACATCATGCCTCGCAGGAGAGAAGATGCACGGACACCGCAGCGCGCGCCCCTGCGAGGAGGCGACACGCTGCGGGCCGTGCCGGTTGTGCCCGCTTACGCGAGCGAGTCTTGAATTGCGAACGTGGTCACGTCGCTCGTGGTGCCAGCGCCGTTGTAGAGCGCCGTGAACGACAGCGTTTGCACGAGGCCCTTCTCGCCGTCGTCGCGATCGGCGCTGCCGAACTTCACGCGCGGGAACACGAACGACACGAAGTCGGAATCCTTCGCGCTCGAAGTCGTGAACGCGCACGCGATCGCAACCTCGCTCTCCGCATCGAAGAGATCGAAATACGTGTGGTCCTCGAAGAACGCCGTGATCTGCCCGGACACGGTGACACGGCCCTCGAAGATGTCCGGATAGCTGTTCGACCCGACGACGGGCTCGGCAGACATGCCGCCGTTCACGCTGAAGTTCATGCTCGTGAGGTTCGCCACACGCGCGCCGTTGACGATGACCGCGCCATTCACGGCAGCCACCACACCGGAAGTCGTCGCAGCCGTCGGAGCCGTGAAGTACTGAGCGTCGGCCGTCACCACGTCCTTGCCCATGAATCCGAACTCGATTCCGGCAATGCCCGTCGCCGGAAGCTGCACCGACATCGTGTTGACCTTGCAGCCGCTGAAAACATCGCTCTTCGCGATATCCGACTGCCAGTGTTCGATCGAGAACGACGTATCAGTGTGCGATGACGCAGGGACGATTGCCTTCTTGCCGACCACGGTCACCGAGCATGACGCGATCGGCCCTTCCGCCGTCATCGTCAGGCCGTTGAGCACGTGCACGGTTGCGACCGTCGTCGTCAGCGCGATGACGAGGCAGTTCTTGTTCAGGTTGTTCGCATTGACCGAGCCAGCCGTGATGCGAATCACGTCACCGATCCGCACGCCGCCCGACACGAAATCGCCGGAGCCGCGCGTGATCGTGTAGTAGGAGCCGCTCGCTGCGATCGTGAGCGACAGGCCCGTGATAGCCGACAGCGCCGTGAAGGTCTTGCGCACCGCCGCCGCCATGAAGTCCTCATACGTGCCCGGCGACAGCTCGCCGCTGATCGACCCTTCGACCGAGCGCACGCCGTGGCGCATGTCCGACACCTGATAGTCGGATCGGATCTCGTTCGATTGGTAGGTCTGCTTCTTCAGACTGAGAGATGACGACAGGCGACGCAGCAACTGCGCGCCGCTCGCAGCGGGGACCGTTCCCCAGGTGGATTCGGCCTTGTAGGTCAGTTGCTTTGCGACGCCGGTTGCGTATGCCATTGCTTGCTCCAGGAACGAAAATGCCGCCCGCAGGCGGCTCGATCAACAGTAGTCGATGGTCAGTCTGTGTGCACGATCAGGTAATCGACACCCTGCTCATGGCGCTCAAGATCCGGATCAAAAAGGTCCGGCCCCACGATGTCGCGCGTGATCGTTGCGACCTGCACGCCAGCAATCACGCCGTATTGGTAGCGCAGCGCGTCTTTCACGGCCTCGTGAATCGCCTTGATCGCCGAGTAGTCGTTTGCCAGCGCGATGACGCTGATACGCGACTGCACGAGCTGCGCGCCGCCGTCACCGTGGATCGTCGGCCGGTCAACGGTGTCAATGTGCCGATACACGATCGCCGGCACAGCGATCTGCTGCGGCAGATCCGACGGATAGATGCGCGTGGAGACGATTGCCGTCACACCCGCTGCCCCCGACAGCAGCGAGTACACGACCTTTTCGGCGTTCATTTCAGCTTTGCAACTTCAGTCGGCAGGCGCTTGCGGATGTAGTCCGCGAACGCCGAGATGCTGGCTTGCCCGGCCTTGTCGAACGCCGGCCGCATGAACGGCTTGGCGCGCTCCGGGGTGATCGACTTGCGACACGAGCCGCCCGTTGATGTTGAGCATCCCGCCCTTGCGCGCTTTGATGATGTGCCGCTGCGTTCCGAACTCGACCATGTGCGCGTAGAACGCCTTTCGGTCGCCGGCCTTCACCGTGCCGTCGATGACGCCAGCCTTCGTGCTGACGCGCACCGACACGCGGATTGACTTGCGCAGGTCGCCAGACTTCACCGGAACGTTTGCGCGCGCCTCTTTGCGAAAGACTTGCCCGCCCGCATTGACCGCGCCACGCATCACGTTGCGCTCGATCCTCACGGGGAGATCCTGCAGCGCACGCTGCAGATCGGCGAGCCCCTTCACCTCAAGCTCGCTCATACCGTCGCCTCGTTGTAGTCGCTGCACATCAGGTAGAGATGGTCGAGGTCACGCTTGAGAATCGCGTCGATGTTCATCGTGCGACCTCGGTGCGTGACGCGCATGTGCGGCATCACGTCGTCGCGGTCGCGGATCACGACGCGCTGCACGCGCTCCGCGTTGATCTGCTGGGCAGCCATGTACTCGCGACCACTGAGCGATTCCACCGAAGCCCAGACGGTCGCCAGCGTCGTCCACGTCGCCACCTCGGCACCGTAGGAATCGCGCGCCACGCTTTTCGTCAGGATCGTCACGCGATCACGCAACCGGCCGGCGGACAGCATCAGACGCCCCGCACACGCGAACGGTCGAGCAGTCCGTCGAGGAACTGCACCGACTTCGGAACTCGGTCGGCCTGCGCCAGAATCTCACGCTGCCCGTACATCGCAGCCACCACGGCCAGGATGTACGACTTGATGTTCGCCGGGCACGCATCGGCCGTGTAGCCGGCCGTGAACGTCACGCGCACGGCATTCGCCACATCGAGCGTGCTCGGCCATGTGTACCCATAGGCCGGCAGAACCCATGCGGGATCTTGCGCGTCATCAAGCGAATAGTCGGCGCTGTCGATCGTCTGCAAGTCACCGGCACCATCGACGTACTGCACCGACTGGATGGCATTGACCGGTGGGCGCGGAATCTTGATGCCGACCGGCGGGAACTCATCCAGGTACAGACAGAACGTCGCGGGCGCAAGCGCGCGCTCAGTCTCATGCTCTGCGCGCTCTCGGGCCGCCGTGATGTACGACTCGATCAATGCATCATCGTCATCGATCTCGACGCGCGCGTGCAGCTTGGCAAGCGCAACGGACACCGGCTCTACACTCGGTGGCGTAATGACCTTCAGGCCCATTGGGTGACCTCAGTTGTACCGGCGCGCGGTCTGGGTGTTGAATCTCGTGCGCATCTGCGACTGCACGCCCTGCGCACCACGCACGCCGTAGCGGGCCAGCACGCCGAGCGTGGCGAAAGCGTCACCGGCCGCAACAGCCTCGGAAAGCTCCGCCTCGAATACCTGCGATCCGACAGCGCCAGACCACCCATCCGCCGCACTCACGGCCTCGGCAATGGCCCCAGCGATCACCAGGGAGCCCGCCACGGCGTCCGACGCGCTCGCAACCTCTGCCAGTACGGCCGACAGCACTGCGGCCGCTGTAACGGCGTCCTGCGCGGTCACGGCCTCCACGATTGCCGATGCGAACACGGCAGCGGCGGTGTAGCTGTCGGCTGCGCTCACCGACTCGACCAGCTCGGCCGCGTAGATCGCAGCGCCGATGCTGCCGTCGATGATGTCATCTGCGCTCACAGACTCGGACAGCGCGCTATCCATCTGCGCGGACGACGACAGCGCGTCATCAGCCGATGCCGATTCCGTCAGTCCGCCGACACGAACGATCGACGCCGATGCGCTGTCGGCAGCGCTTGCTGATTCGGACAGCGCACCAGAGAACGCCGCCGCAGCCGCAACCACATCGGCAGCGCTTGCGGCCTCACTTAGTGCGCCGGCCAGTGTGACAGATGCCGCCAGCGTGTCAGCAGCGGACGCAGACTCCGACAGCGCGCCGCCGAACACCGCGAGCGCGGACAGACTGTCTGATGCCGACGCGGATTCGCCGATCGATTCGTCGTAGATGGTGCCGCCACCGAACGCCGCCAACGCCTCCGTTCCCAA